CCGGTTTGTGGATCAATCATTTCTTGCCAGTGCATACCTTGTGGCGGTGCTTGTACTGTTGGTTGTGTAACAATAACACTAGGTTGTGTATAAACAACTGGAGGTTGTTCAACAACTACTGTGCTTGGACGACTTAATTCGTAACCAATTACTCCGCCAACGAGTGCTGGAGCAACCCAACCACATCCAAAACAGCCACCACGGTAATAACCGCCTCTGTATCCATGAAAACCTTCATGTGCTGATGCTGTTCCAATTACTGCTAGTAATGACAAAGCTAAAACAATCTTCTTCATAATACTACTCCTTTAAGCGTATACTAATATAACGCCTTAGACTAATATTTAGTTGACTTATTTGGCTTCTTTACGAGCATTTTTAACTGCTGTAACATCGTTACGAGTTTCTTTGCACAACTTGGCCAAATCTTGACAGTGCTTACGAACGCGAGTACCGGCGGCACCAACTTCTTTATCATAAAATTTTTCGAAGTCTGCTTCCATTGCTTCGACGATTGCAGTAAATTCTGCGTATTTGTTTGTAGCCATTTAATTCTCCTTTAGGCAAGTACAGAGTACTTATACCTAGTTTAACACCGTGGAAAATAAATGTCTAGTTAATTGACTATCACAGTCGGTGCGCCCGGACCAGCTGTGGCTCCGTCAATTCTAGCATCGCCTATTCGGTGTACAGCTAGATTATTGGCAAATACAGTTGGACTTCCGGCATTGGCTAATTGATTTCCAGCATTGTGCTGGCGAGCAGATCTTGCATTGTACTCACTGTCGTTTTGACTACTGGTAGTTTGTGATTTTAATGATATCGGTTGATTGGCAGCAAAAACGTTTGAAGAAAGCCCTGTGTCAAACGGGGCTCCTCCGTGTACGTTTGTGTCACCTTTAATCGATATGATTGGCATTATACTAGTTTAATTCCAGTAGTTTGTTCAGTGTAACGATCTGCAGCATCTTTAATTGTAGGTGCTAGAACCATAACTGTGCTACGATTAATAGTAACTTCAGCATCTGGATCAGTGGTAAACAAAAATGGCACTAAACCAATTCCGTCTTTAGTTGCTGTTAGACATAATGGTTTACTGACTTTTACACCCAGCGCACCGTCTTCAATTAACTTAGCAACAATTTCTTCGCCTGCTGTGGTTTTGATTGTAACTACTTCGCCTGATGCGATACCTTTTGAAATTAACATATTATACCTTTTCGAAATGTTTCTTGAGTTCAGTGAACCCGCCAATATAATTATCGTCTAAAAATATCTGTGGCAAAGTTCTGGCTGTAGGTACAGCTTCTAATAGTTGTTCGCGTGTGTAATCTTTTTGGATATTACGCTCTTCAAATTCAATGCCTTTCATTTTTAGCAGTGCCTTTGCTTGATCGCAATAAGGGCATTGATTCTTACTCCATACAATAGCTGTCATATTATTTCCTTTTACGTATTATAATGCTGGCAAGGCATCGTAGTCAATACCTTCACTCATTATACCAATGACATAATTTGTCGATTCACTTTCTTGTAGTGCTGTTTGTTTGCTACTTGTATTAACGTGTTTATTAAACCAAGGGATCGGTGTTGACTTTGGCGCCACTTGTTGATATTTGATACCTATATCTTTCAATGCTCCTACTGCTGTATAATCTACAAAGTCTTTTAGAATGTTAGCGTTCAATCCAATTACAGGACCTTTACTGAATAAGTAGTCAGCCCATTGTTTTTCTTCACGGATAACATCTGCATACATAGCATATACTTCTTGATCGCAATCAAGTTTTGCGTTGGCAAAACGTGGATCTTCTTTGACCACTTGATTGATCAAGTAGGCCGTCCAGCCTTTGTGTAATAATTCATCCTGTAGGATCAAACTGATAATGTTACCATTACCGATAAAGATCTTGTTCTCAACCATGGCCAAACTTGTAGCAAAGCTAACCATAAAGCGGAATGCTTCTAGCGCATAAGATGCATTAAGGGCTAACCAAATGGCTTTGACATGTTCGTCTTCAGAAATAAATTCTCCTGTTTCTTTGCGACAATTGATCAAATGCAAGTTATCATAGTACTTGCCTACACTACTGGCCATACTGACGATCTCTTGTGTGTCATGGATAGTGTTGAACACATCCTTGGGCACATTATAGATGTTACGAATTATATGGCTGTAGCTCTTGCTGTGGATGTTGGTTTCAAAGAATCCCCAGTTGTACATAAGAGCTTCGACTTCTGGTAAGGAACACACTGGAGTAAAAACTTGCGTTGGCCCACGACCTTGAAGACTATCAAGTGCTGTTTGGCGTAATAAATTGCTAGTGAAAATATGTTTAACTGCATCGCTTGCATCCTTAAAATCGTTAGCGTCTTTGGTAAGACTAATCTCTTCGGGTTGCCAGAAGAAGCCTCGGGCTGTCGCTTCAAAGTCTGCAATCTTACGATATTTTACTTCTTCAAATCGCTGAATTGTTACTGGCCCTGCTGGATCCAGAAACATCTTACGACTCAAATAGTCTGTGCGTGTGTTTAAGTTATATTGTTGTTTACTCATATTATAGTTTACATGCTTCGCAGTCATCTTCTAATTCTTCAAAATGAAACCCATTAACTTGAACTCCATTCAACTTTGTTTCTTCTACTTCTTCAATTGCTTTGCTACCTGCTTTGTTAATCAAACTATAGTAGAAAGTTTTTAGCCCCCATACTTGTGCCTGCATTAAATTTTTAGCAATCAATGTAGTTGGCACTTTACGATCTGCAAAATGTGCTGGATTGTAAAAAGTATTTGTACTTATACTTTGATCAACATAAGCTGCCAAGACCGCGGCTGTTTTTAAATAACCGTCACAGTCTCGTTGTTCCCACATGAGCTGATACTTATTTTTAAGTTTATGATACTCAGGTACAACTTGTGTAAACGATCCTGCTTTACTTTCCTTAGTACTGATCAAACTCATGGGTAACTCAATTCCATTAGTGCTGTTTATAACAACACTACTGCTTTCGACTGGTGCAATGGCCATTTGAGTTGCATTGCGTACACCATACTCTTTCATATTAGTACGTAGTGTTTCCCAGTCAAGTTCTGGGGCAAAGTCGGCTAGTTCATTAACACCCTCTGCTCGTAATTCCCAAGGGAATATGCCTTGACCATATCTTGTATTACTACTAGTTGCACAAGCGCCACGTTCTTTAGCTAATTCAACTGAAGCTTCTGTCAAGTAGTAGGCTTGATGTTCCATCCATGCTTTAACATCTTGTAGTGCATCCGATTCACCATACTTGTAGCCACGTTTAGCATGCCAGTAGGCTAAGTTTGTAACACCGATACCTAGCGGACGAATTTCGTCGTTGCTTAATTTACTCTGTATACTTAAAAAGTCTTGATAGTCAAGAATGTTATTAAGGCTACGATGCAAAATGCGACAAGCACGGCGCATATCTTCGGGATTCCTAAACGCACCCCAGTTAATACTTCCAAGTGTGCAGAGCGCAATACGTCCGTCTGGATCGTCAAGTCTCTTAAATGATTTTGTTGGTAATAATATTTCACAGCAAAGATTACTTTGATAAATTGTGTGGAACTCAGGATCAAACGGTCCTTGGTTCTGAACATTGTCAATGAAAACTAGATAGATACGTCCTGTATCAGTACGCTCTTTGAGTATTCCGCCTTTAAATACTTCTTCAGCTGTCATTGTTTTTTTGCGTAGTCCTGGAGTACTTTCGTATTTTACATACAGTTCTTCAAATCTCTCTGTGTTACGATAAAAGGCTTCATATAAGTCTGGTACTTCGTTCGGATCAAAGAACGTGATATTTTCTTTGTTCTTAAATCGGCGCCAAAAGAACTTGCTAAGGACAACTCCATAGTCCATGTGTCTAACTCTAGTTTCCTCTGTGCCTTGGTTGTTCTTAAGAACAATAAGGTCATCAAACTGATGATGCCAAATGGGATAAAATACAGTAGCACTTGCATTACGAATACCTCCTTGACTGCAACTTCTAAGATCACCGAACCACTTCTTTAAGAAAGGAATCATACCGGTGTGCATGATTTCTCCGCCGCGAATAGGCGAACCCAATGGGCGTAAGCGACCAATTTCTAAACCAATGCCAGCACGTTTACTAGCATATTTGGCCATCATCTCTCCTGAGGCAAAAATACTATCCAAATCATCGTCACTACGTATAAGAACACAAGAGCTAAATTGTTTTGTTGGTGTTCCCAATCCAGCCAGAACAGGAGTCGCAAGAGTAAACAAGCCATCACTAGCAGCATTGTAATACTCTTTGATGTAACGCATACGGGCTGAATTAGGCTCCTCTTTATGGAAGACAGTTGCTGCAGCAATAATATATCTAACCTGTGGAGTTTCATAAATTTCCTTTGTCGCACGATTGCGTACCAAATACTTTTCTATCAATTGTTCAATGGCTGCATAGCCATACTGTTCGTCTTTTTCGTGATCCAGCATATCATCCATTTTGTTCCAGTCGTCTTCTGTATACCACTCTAGCAACTCTGGAGTATATAATCCTACTTCAATATTTCGTTGCACAATAGAGAAAAGACTTGGAGGTGTGTATGACCCGTAAACATCTTTACGTAACATACTTAAACGTTGTTTACCTGCTACGTACTGATAGTTAACATGACCTACATCAGGATTTTGTTCTACATCGATAAGATCAACAATAGCACGCAATGTGATCTCATCAATCTCTTTGGTTGTTATGCCATCGTAAAAGTGTGGTTGACTTTTGATCTCAATCATACTTTGACTGACGTCTGCTATGCCCTGACAGACTTTTGTGATTTGCGCTTGCCACTTCTCAACCGCAAGTGATTCTTTATTACCGTTTCTTTTGATTACTGTTATGTTATTCATGTTTTCGCTTCTTTGGGCTGACTATAATATGTACTTAATGTTTTTTAGAAAGTATTTAGTGACAAAAAAATACCGGCCAAAATCTATTCATAGTCAATGAATTAAGCGTGGTTTTAATGGAATTTTTCAATATTCTTATATCTAGATTTCTTATCACAAGTACATATATAATTATATACGTATTTTTTGATTTTGTCTATAAGAACGATTAACCGATATTATAATATGATTCTGCTGTGTACGAGTAATTTAGTCGTCCGTCACTATTACTTAGTGTGTTTGTATAATATATGCCAATACTCTTGATAGTTTGACCAACAGCACCTGTATATACATTGCTGTTTGCGTCTAAGAATACAGCGTTAAACGATAAATCGGTTGCTATCGTATTTCCTGCATCACTACCGGCAAAGTCGTATTCGTCACTAGATTCAATGTAGTGTTGATCAATGTCTGCCGATATACTAATTGTTCCTTTACGAGTAAACAGCGCAACTGTTGTACTCTTAAATAGATATTCTATTGTATATCGAATACTGCCTGTTGGCACTCCAAGATAATCTGTAGACACTGGTAATCTACACATCTGCACAGCTGGATTAGCTTGAGATAAAGTTGTTCTTTTTATTCCGCTTGTTGTATAAATTACGTTGCCCGATACTTCAGGTATATACGGCGTTGTTCCGTTTGAAATAGTTTGAACAGCAAGACTGTCATTTCTATCACTTTGTATATCATCACAACTGTTATTAAGTGTTTGGAAAAATACCTGAGGATATACAGCAAAGTTATTTCCAGCGTTGTTATTTCCAACGTCAATCATTATGCAATTTTTAACTAAATTATATTCGCCATATGCAACAACCACAGCATTTTTACGAACTTTATAGAACTTGGTATTCATTATTTTCGTCTGACGTGGTCCGTATTGTTGACCTAACAAATTAGTATTTGTGATGCCAGTTCCTAAAAGGAATCCTGATTGACAATCGTTTATATAACAATTTTCAAAAATGTTATTTAATATATCTTTTTGTAAAAATGCAGCTGTTCCTAAACTTTTAAATTTGATATTTTTAAATTTGTTATTTTCACAAGTCCATACACTACTCACTGCGTCCATTACTATTCCATTGCTAGTGCTATTATAGGTAGTATAATTAAATGTATTACCTTCAAAACTAATATTTTCAAACAAACTATCTCGTACAGCATTCATTTGGAATCCTGTGTTTAATCCTAACGGCATTTTTACTGAAAAATTTCGCATGTCAATACTGCGAGGTTGCTGAGATGCAGTTCCGCTACTAAGTGTTGCAGGATTTCCTATTGTGCTAGTGTCATTTACAAATTGAAATACCGAATCTGTAGAACCAGCTGTTGGGTTAAAACTAAAAATAGTTTTGCCAAGTCCAGCACCTTCAATAGTCGCATAACTTGGAATATAAATTGTTCCAGTTATATAATATATACCTGGAGCAAAATTTAGCGTATATCTAGTGCTTGCTCCAGCCGCAACCGCAGATGCAGTTCCTGCATCTACATACGCATAATTATTAGTATTTAAAAATAGTTGATCAATAGCATTTTGTATAGCTGCTGTATCATCTGTTGAGCCGTCGCCTGTTATACCAAAATCTGTAGATGTTACTTGATCATCTAGACGACTTTGTATAGGTCTAAAAATAATAGATCCATTAATTCCAGTGCTTATTGTGGGATCATTAGCACGATAAGCGTACTGTAATAATTCTAGTACGTTACCTTCAGCTGCTAGGTCATTTAATGTTAATAATCTAGTATTCCCAACAGCAGGTGCACCTTCGGCCACACTTCCGTTTCCAATATAAAGTTCTTGCGTGTCAATTGCCCATGCTAACTCGCCGCTGGCTAGTTGTGGTGGTATACCGGTCCCAACTCCAAGTTTACCTCGACGTACTTGAATTCTTGCAATTTGATAAACAGCCATGAAAATATCCCTCTTATTGGATATTTATCAGTTATACTTGTAGTATTGCTCCACCCTATTCCACCACTGAGTCTCCCAGTAACTAAATTCATCGGGTCTAAGTATAAATTCTTGATATACAGGCTGTTCTGTCGGCGTTCTGGGCTTAACACACATTAAAACTACGCCTTTACGTATATTGGTACCGTGTACTTCATTGTGTGCCAGTGCATAAGCTGTAAGCTGTAGTTTATAGCCGGTAATCCACTCTTCTTTCTTGGGCTTGTTTGTTTGCTTATAATCTAGGATAGCCTGTTCTTTTAAGTGCAATCCGCAGGCATCTGTTGTACCAGCATATAATCCTGGAAAGTATAATGGAACTTCTACTCCCCATACTTCGTTCACATTGCACAGGCCTTGTCTGATAACACACTCAGCCATTTTATGGCTTTCTTGGCTAAACGGATTAGTTCCAGGCTGGCCAATTGCACCAGTCTTAACATAATCTTCTAACCACTTGTGCATACGTGTTCCGCGGTTAGCTGCTTCGGTAGTAATTTCCTGTGCTTTCTTTTCACCAACAGCACGTTTCCATGCCATTAATGCGTCTTTTTCTTCTTGAGGTTTAGTTTTGTCTAAGATGGTAGTTACACTAGGTACTTTTGATCCATCCGGTGTCGCATATAAGCGTTTGCCTTCTACACTTTCTCTGCTAATAGAAGTGTAGGTATATCTTTCAGTTAATAAGGTCATAACTGATAGTATACACTAACTTTCTATTATTTCAAAGCCTTTTGGGTGGCACGTTTAGCCATTTTGCTAACTTCGTTACCTTTAGGTTCACCTTGCTCTGGTTTAGGTTCGTGCTTGTCAGTTTTAATAACAACGCCGTGTTCGTCAAAGCGAGCTACTAGTTCTTTAAGGATTGGATCACTTTCCCAACGAGCCGCAAATCTATCGTAGTCGATGTCCGGTGCACCATATGTTGCGCCTGCATGGTTGATTGCATCCCAAGTTAATTGGGCTTCAGAGTTTTGATTGTTTGCAGCACTTTGAAGAGCCCTTAGTGTAAGAACTAAGGGATCTATTGTCTCAAGAATTACTTTTTTTTTGATGCAAGTAACATGCCTAGTCGACGACTGTAGTCGACGCTTTCACGTTTTTCTCTGCCTG